CTTCAAAGCTTAGGCTCATCTGCCCAGAGTAACCATCGAAACCAAAAGCCTCATTTGCAAAACGTGCAAGCTCATCAGCTACTGCATCACCCTCAATGCCTGATTCAAAACGCCATGTAGCACTTAACAAGGTCTGCCTTAGCATGTGCCATGATCGCCTTACTATCGGGTCAGTTCTAAGCATCTCCTCTGCCTCTTGAACCCAGTTAAGGCCACTAAGTCGAGGGTTTTGCTCTTTACCTGCAATGGTGCCACCATTAAGCTGAGTGCCTGTTATGCCTCTTGTTTTGAATTGAGGCGCAAGGGCTCGCATGTGCTTAGGATTTCTATCTTCTCTGCTCATAGTACCCCTGCATAGTTTAATGGGCTCTAGATGCATTATAAGCACAAATAAAGTTTTTAGCAATATATCTATTTTTTTGCTTGACTATATAGTGTTAACATTGTTAACGTGATCAGTCTTTCTTTTTGAGATGGGCTTTTTTTGTATTTGAGTTTCTCCACCTTGCCTAGTCTGTTTGCCGCAAGCATAAAAAAGCTTGAGGCTAGGTAAGGTGGTTAAGCTTTTATTTACTCGCTTGAGAGTGTAAGGTGCCAGAGTTGAACAAACAGCTTGCACCTTAAGATTTAGACTCTCCTGAGGTGCAAGCTGTCTATAGCCACCTCTCTACATCAGGGTGTAAAACTATATCTTGCTCTGTTTTAGTTTTGATAGGGGGCTTGTCACTGAAGAGGCTAAGCTTGTTAATGATTGCTGTTTGTAGCTCTAAAAGCTGATCATGCTTTATTTGCATCTGTATCTGGGCATCTCTTAGCCTAGCTATCAAAGCTTCTCTATCTGCATTAGCTGATGAAAGCTTATCCTTAAGCTCTTCAACTTCTGATGGGTCACGCCCTGAGGCTATAGCCATCATGCTACTTATTGAGCCTGTGACCATACCTAAGATACCTACCAACACATCTCTATTCTCATCTACTATTTTTACATAAGTTAGAAATAAGATCAGACCTACAACAATCAATAAGAATACTACACTAAACCACCATCCTCGCTTGGCTTTCTCATCTCTTGTTAGCTCTCTATCTGTTTTATTATCAGACATTAAGCACCTCTCTTAATCGAGTTATAAACAGCATAATGTAATCTACCCAATAGAAATAATCATCTAGCTCATTTATAAGTCTATAGCGTCTATTACTCAAGATGGGCATAGCTACAAAACAGAACCATAGCAGCATAGAAAAGGCAAAACGATAGAGAGCCCAGAACAGCCATTCTATTAATTTTCTATCTCTAGCTTTGCTCTTGATCTTGCTAGGCCCTGCAATCTTTTTAGCTTTGTCTGATGATGGTGGGGGCTGTAGACTCTCGATAGTAGCGCCCACTGTATAGATGAGTTGAGGCTTTCTAACCCCTTTAAATCTATACTCACCTGCTAAGGCATATCGGGTGCCTCTTGGTGTAAATGTATTAGTACGCCTCTTAACTGCTTGCATAGCCTCTACAGTTAATAGCACTTGCCCTGCCTGGCATAAGCTCATGGTTCTTGCTGCTATGTTTTTAGAGATGCCCTCAAGCTCTACTGATTTAGCACCTATCATGGTGTGTAGCTCATCTTGCTTGACCTCTACCACTTTACCCCAATGCACACCTATTCTAGCATCTAACTTAGTCTTATTAGGGATGCTCTGCTGATAATGTAAAGCAAAGTTAACAGCATCTATGGGCCTCTCAAAGCTGAGTAGAAAACCATCACTTCTATCTATCTCTCTACCCTCGAAACGATACACTAAAGACCTAGCAAGCTTATCATGATACTGTAGCCACCTTGCACCCTTCATGGCCCCCATGCTCTGAATAAATGCAGTACTGCCTATAAGGTCTAATAAAACTATAGCTAAGTATCTCTCAGTGTATTCCACATCTAAGCCTGATCTTTATATTTATAGATAGGGTAATACTTACCTATGCAATTTAAAAAGTTAAACTCAAAATGCTCTACTGCGTAAGTATATGCACTTTGTCCTATAGAGTCTTGATCATTATAAAGCTCAAGTTCTTGTTCTTTTATAGCCTCAATAAACTCTTTAGTTAGTTTATCTATTATACATTTAGCACAGTAAACAAATCTACACCCATCATAATCTATTATGCAATCATTGTATATATCAGGTAAAACTAAGCTATTAGGGTTAATGTTATTAAATTGTTGATTTATACTCATGTAAAAGTTTCCAAAGCTCTTTAAATGATAAAGCCGCTTGATCTGGCACTACACCATTACCAAGCAGTCTAAGTTCGTCTGCTCTATTATTAAAGGCTTGATACAAGTTCTCATAGTCCACCCTATAGGCACCCCCATTAACATCTCTACCCATCTTGGGTTTAATTTGCCTTTTTTCTGCTTTAACAGTGCAATGTTTGATTTTATTATCATTGCTGTATTTGGATTTTCCCAGTCTATAGTGATTTGTGTAGATAAAGTGTCTGTCCTTAACTTCCCACACTTCCTTATTAGTTGAGCTAATCCCCTGTATGCACGTTTGTAGTCTCTTGCTGTTGGCGTGGCCCATGGTAACCCTTTGAGGCTCAAACTCATATTGTTTTTGGCCTCTATAGGTTGGCCATGCTGTTTTATTACCCTCTGCTTTAATTCTATCTCTGATAAATTTATATCCTGATGGCCCGAGGTCATTTCTGACACCAAGTATAAAAACTCTTTTCCTTTGGTGCGGTGCGCCAACTTCAGACGCTGAGAATAAACCCGCCTCTGCTTTATAACCCAATCTCTCCAACTCTCTGAGCACATGCTGCAAAACTGAGGTACCTGCAGGGTCTGCCCATTTATCGCCTTTAAGCTTTGCACTGATGATGCCTTCAACGTTTTCCAAGAAAATAATGGGAGGCCTATTAAGCTCTCTGATGCCTTGTTTGATGTATGGCCATAAGTGCCTAGGGTCTGAGTCTGCTTGCTTTTCCCCTGCTTGGCTAAATGGTTGACAAGGAAAGCCCCCTGAGAGGATATCCACTTTTCCACTAAATATGTGCCATGGGAACTGCTTAAGGTCTGTGAAAATAGGCGCTGCATCAAGCAATCCCGCTTCAATCTTAGTAACCAAGTTTTGCACTGCGTAGGCTTCGATCTCCACATAACAGACTGTTCTAACATCTCTGAGAGCTCTACTAAGTCCGAGGTCAATGCCCCCATATCCTGTGCAGAGTGATATATGCTTAAGTTCTTTGGTATTATCCACAATTCAAAAACTCCTTTTACTAAAGCCACCTATTGTAACTTTTCGTTTATTAGTAATGCCCCCGCCTCCTCTATGCTTAGGTGTATATTGTCTAGAGTCAGTTTGTAGATCATGCCAGTTGAACATAATGCAATCATATCTCAAGGCATCAAGCGGGTCTTCTCGCCCATCTTTTTTAGGCTGTTCTTTATTATCCCATGAGTAACTGAGCAAAGCTTTTCTAATGCTGTTGCCTCTGGCTCTCTCTCCTAAATCCCATACCTCTTTAGTGATGAGATAACGCTTAGAATCAAAGGCACGTTTAAGCCTCTGTATGCCATTGAGTATATCAACTCTTATAGGGTCTGATGTATTTCTAAGATGCATACCTAGGCCACCTTGAGCGATTGGCTTTCGCATTGCTCTAAAAGCACTCTGGCCTGTTTGGTCATTGCGAGCCTTGCCGGCCTTATCTGCCACACCATCATCAAGCCATATCTTAGGCCCATTGGCTTGAGCCCTAAGCGATCTAGGCCACGCTACCTTGAGTATCATCTCAGCTAGTTGAGCTGTAGTGACCTCAGCAGGATTGATCTCATGGCAGATTACAGAGGCCTGTAGCTCATCATCATAGGCCATAATTAATACACTAGGCTTTCTAAAACCCCAGTCTATAGCTATCCGCCCTGTCATACTCTCTTTATACTGCCACCCCTCTATGATGTGATTATGAGTAAACTCATTATAGATAAGGCCTGTAGGTGGTGCAGGCTTGTTCATCACCATAGCCTCACGCTCAGCCTCTGGCAGCATCTTAGTGGCCTCAAACCATGCTTCTGAGAGGTTAGCTTGATTGACATAGCTAGTAAAAAGCAGAGGCTCAAAGCCTGCCTCCTCAGCCATATTGCACCACCATGCATCAGCTACAGGTAAGCCCACTAGAATCATGATAGGACTAGGCCCACTTCTTAAACGCCCTAAAGCTTTATGGGCTACCTCAGCTGTTAATGTTTGACACTCATCTATTAAGCACACGCCACTAGTTATATTTAGACCCTCTAAAGGATTATGGGTAGCTTCTCGAGTGCCTGGCCTAAAGTATGATCTGCACCACACAGTCGAGCCCGTATGTGTATCTGTCCAAAGCCTCAAAGTGTGATTATATACCCATCCTAAAGGCTCTAGCCATTTAGCTATTTCAGGCATCAGTACAGAGTTATATCTAGAGTTAGTGTCAGTGATGAGCAGAGAGCTACACCCTGCACGCCACTTGCTCACAGTGAGTAAGCTAAATACTAATGCAGAGGTCTTACCTGAGCCCCATCCACATCTAGCAGATATAACCTCATCTTGATTAATGATTCTGCTGATGATCGATCTTTGCAATGTATTAAGCTGTATATGCATTTAGTTCTCATCAGACTGCTCATCATCAGATATGCCTTGCGCCTGTCTGATCATGTTTAAGACCTCTTGATGACCATTGCTTTGATTAATAGTAACCTCAGTCTCTCGCTTAGCTGACCATCTATCTGGAAAGCGTCTCTCTAATAACCATGCATAAGCCCGCCAATCCATCTTGGCCTCACCTAATGCTTTTATCTGAGCTATCTGCACAGCCTCTGCAAAGTCTTCAGCACTCTCTACATCTGTTTTAAATTCATCATCTGTTTTAAGCCAATTATAAAACGTAGTTTTACCTATGCCTGATTGACTTATAGCTGCTGCTTGGCTCATGCCTTGTCTAAGATTATCTAAAAGCCTCTCAACCTCAGCTACTGTTTTTTTAGACTTGCGCCCTGCGTTGCTCTTTTTCATAATGTTCTCTCAATGCAAATAATAATGTTTTCTCTATATGATTATAAAGCTCAGCAGATTCTTTTGCTAGATCTGACCCATGATTCTCTATAAGCTTTCGTCTTAGCTTAGCGAGTATTTCTAATGTATGCGTGTTTGTCGGTTCATTTATTTCAGTATTCATTAGTTAACCCAGTTCACTATACCTGATATAGAGTAAGGTTTACCTGTGTCTAAATTGACATAGCCCATATTTGCTAAAGCTCTTGATATTTTAGCAGGATAAAAGCCTATTGCATCAAGCTCTCTAGCTAATAGTTTAGCTTTAGCGAGTGATACAGGCTCAATGCCATTTAACCATTGATTAACTGAATACAGGCCAAAGGGCTTATTTGTTCTAAGATTAATAAAGCCATCTGCTTTTAAAACTAAAACTATGTGTTTTATTCTATAGCCCTGCTCTCTAAGTCTAATAGCCTCAAGCCGAGCCTTAGTATCATTATCATTTTCTATATTGAGATTTTCTAGCCTGCGTTGAATCATGCCATTAGTCCAAGGCTTTAGAGTTTTAGGGTTACAATAGCCCATCTGAGCAAGCTGATTAATGATGCCTTTATTAGTATGGCCTATTTGCTTTAGCTCGAGAGCTTTTTTAATTGCATCTGCCTTGCTTGTATTCATTTAAACCATGCCTCCATTGAATGAGGATATAGCTCTACTAGCTCATCTTTAATAAATTGCGCTATCACTTGAGCCTCTGGCTGTGCATGCTCTGAGTCCCTAAGCTTAATAAACTTAACCCAATTTAATAAATTACCTGTCATATAAAAAGAGGTGTGCATGCATTGTGGTAACACTGCCCTTGCTTGCTCTCTTGATACCCCCTCATCTAGTAGCTCTTGATATAATGCATGTGCATCAGAAACCATATTCTCATAGACCTGCATTAGCTCATCTGAGTTATCTATCACACCATCAGAACACTGTAGGTTTTTTTTAGCCTGCGCTCTAAATTGGGTAGGTGCCCAGAACTCTAAATCAGATGATGTATAGCGCCTGCTTATTTCATTATAGCTAAACGTCCTATGTCTCATGATCTGCCTTGCAATAAACAAAGGGCACTTAATCATAAATGTAGCTGTGCAATGCTCAAAGGGTGAGGTATGCCCATGATCAGCTAGAAAGTTTAAAAGCTTTATATCTCTCTCTGTTACCTGTGGCTCATCAGATAGCTTATTAAATGATACTCTAGCAGCATTAACTACTGAGAGGTCTGTGCCCATCGAATCAATAAGCTCGCATTTAGTATCTGTAAACATCATTTAACTGCCTTTAGTAGATCTTGAACTTTTATATCTAGCAGGGTTTTGATCTGCTCAATCTCACTTCTTAATGTAGCAATCATCTCTTGTTGCTTTTTAGCTACATCAAGCAAGACCTCTAAGGCCTCTGCATTATTATTAGCGAGCTCTGGCATAGACTCAGCAGGCTCAGAGCTTTGTTTTTTTATCAGTGTAGTGAATAAGCTTTCATCATTGTACTCGATACCAAACTGAACTTCAGCCCTGTAAGCATAATATGCTTGCTCTTTAGTCTGCTGAATTAAATGTTTATCAGGGTGAAATGATGCTAGTGCTCTTAGTGCTGTTTTTTTCAAGCCATCTAATGAGTGTATGTTTTGCACCCATTGACTTAATACCTTTTCATCAAGCTGAGTAATTTTATTCTTAAGCTTATCTGTTTTAGCCTGCCTGTAGTTCTCTAAATAGAGTGCATGCAGTCTGTCTAAGTAGGGTGATAAACTCAGCCCTATGCTTTTTTTAGGAGGCATATAATTGCAAAGCTCAGATACATGATGCTTGCTATTAAAGATCACGCCATTTTCAAGCAAGCAGTCTACTAGCTCTCTTGTTCTGTGTGCAGGCTTGTATGATAGAATCCATTCTGTGAGATTAGGTATCTCCTTAAGGTTAATCCCTGGCTTGCCTTGTAGGCTATTGATCTGTGGTTTTTTTCGTGTTAGTTTACTCATGTTCATTTGCTCCTAAGGGTCTGTCTGTGTAAGGCGTTGCATGGGCAGGCCTTTAGTTGTTTATCGCCATGGCTCTTTATTAGGGATTGGGTAGCTCCAAGGGTTAGAGGGCTCTACAGTAGTTTGATCAGGTGCTATGGGCTCGGATGATGGGTGCATAGTCTGTGCCTGATCTTTAGTCAGCACTCTAAATACATCTGCTTTGACTTCCCATAATCTACGCCCCTCATGCTCATAAGAGACAAGCTTACCCTCAACAAAAACTAGCTTACCCTTTCTGCATCTTTCTATAGCTCTCTCAGCAGTAAGCCCCCATACCTTAATGTTATGCCACTCAGTCTCTTTAACCCACTCACCTGCATTGTTTTTATAATTGCTAGATGTGGCTAATGTAAAGCGTGCAAACTTACTGCTCTGAGTCTGTTTTAGCTCTGCATCCTTGCCCACATTGCCTATCAGTGTGATCTTGTTTATCATGTTCTCTTATGCGCCTTTTGATGTCTAATATGCGTTCTGCAAAATGATTAGCACTGTCTGCTGCTCTGGGTAGATGCCTCTGAGAGTTCCAAAAGTTGTAATAAACTTGGCACTGAGTTAGACTCATCTTTAGTTTTTCTAGCTCTGTTAACATAGTCTCGCCTACCTGCTTCAAAAAAGTATCGAGCTATCTTAGACCTAGTTTGATCATATTGACTAGATAAAACATCTAGAGCTTTAATCTCAGCATCTGTGAGCCTGATGCCTAC